CCCACTACACCCACTCCCGATGATTCCATCGAAAAAATAATGTATCGCTCCGGCCAACGTTCAGTGGTCGAGTGGATTCAACACCATCTCACTGAAGAGAACAATGGCTAAGAAAAGGAATCAACGAAAAAAAGCGGCACCTAAAGCTCAACCTAAGAGACAAGCACCTAAGGCTAAAGCTAAAAAACAAGCACCTAAACCTCAAAATATTAAAAAAGCAATTGCCCAAGTTTCTGCTGCAGGTATTTCTGGTAAAGAGCTTAAGCAAATTGCAAAACAAACTAAAGCTACTCCACAGCAAATCATCAAACGTATGGACTCAATGGCCAGCAAAGGTCGTGATGTCCGACTTAATGCTGGTGCAGCTAATTTACTAATTAGGAAAGCTCAAAAAGCACCTGCTTATAGTGCTCCGAACTTCGGTACAGGTAAGATCGGATCTTTCCTGCAAAGTAGGATCGGTACGCCGTCAACTCCTGGTGCCATGATTCAAGGGCGACGTATTGGCGGAACAGCAGGTACACCAGGTTTGGGACGAATTCCTGGAGGAATGCAGGTTACACGGCGTGGAACATTGGCTGTACGTAAACCGACGCTAGGTGTTACAGGTGGTAGAGGGGCTGGACCGTACGATGGTATGGAAATCAGACCATTTGACCCAAATGGACCTGGACCTCTTGCTCCTAGAGATAAGTCCCCAGACACTGGTCTAGATGATACCAGTTCTGACTTTGAAGACTTGCTCGGTCCTAACGATTTCCTTGGTGACGATTTCCTTGGTGACGATTTCCTTGGTGACGATTTCCTTGGTGGAGGAGATTTTACTCCCATGCCAACTACTGAAGACGTTACTGACACAACTGACCCACTGCAGCTAGCATCTCTTGGTCAATCTTATATTGGCGATGCTATTCGTGCAAAACAACGCCAAAGGAAGGGTCGTCGTGATTATCGTCGTGGTGGCTCTATTTCTGAAATGGGTGCAACTAATCGTGAGCGCCTAACCGTTGGAGGCTTCACACTGTAATGTCTGCTAAAGAACGGTACGATTTATTGTACGGTGATCGCACTCAATATCTAACTATTGCGCGTAGAGCAGCCGAACTTACCTTGCCTTACCTCATTCGTGATGATGAAGAAGAGTACAAAACAGCTAAACCTCTGCCATCTCCATGGCAATCAGTAGGTGCCAAAGGTGTCGTAACTCTTTCTTCTAAGTTGATGCTTGCATTGTTACCTCCACAAACTAGTTTCTTCAAACTACAAGTGGATGAGACAATGCTTGGTCAAGAATACGGACCTGGTATTAAATCAGAACTTGATCTAGCATTTGCTAAGATTGAACGTACAATCATGGAATCTATCGCTGCTAGTGATGATCGTGTGGTTGTACATCAAGCATTAAAGCACCTTGTTGTCGCCGGTAATGCTCTGATTTACATGAGTAAGGATGGGCTTCGGTTATATCCTCTCAATCGCTATGTTGTAGACCGAGATGGCGATGGTAACGTCATTGAAATTGTAACCAAAGAACGTATCTCCAGACAACTGCTTGGAGACATACTTCCGAAATCTGAACCAAATGAAGTTGGTAAAGACAAAAGTAATGATCGTGACGAAGTAGACATTTACACACATGTCCGTCGTGACAACAATCGTTATGTCTGGCACCAAGAAGTAGAAGATAAGATTATTCCAAAGTCATTTGGTAAAGCACCACTTGATGCTAACCCATGGCTAGCACTTCGTTTCAACTCTGTTGATGGCGAGATGTATGGTCGCGGTAGGGTTGAGGAATTCATCGGAGATCTACGGTCTCTTGAGGCACTCTCTCAGGCACTCGTAGAAGGCTCTGCAGCAGCCGCTAAAGTTGTCTTCGTAGTGTCACCCTCAAGTACTACTAAACCACAAACGCTGGCCGCTGCAGGCAACGGTGCGATTGTCCAAGGACGACCAGATGACATTGGTGTTATTCAAGTAGGTAAGACGGCAGACTTCGGTACTGCTTATCAAATGTCACTTCAGCTAGAACGTAGATTATCTGATGCATTCCTCATCATGAATGTACGAGATAGTGAACGTACTACAGCTGAAGAAGTTCGGATGACTCAACTTGAACTGGAGCAGCAACTTGGTGGATTATTTTCCATGCTTACTGTTGACTTCTTGGTTCCTTACTTGAATCGAAAGCTTAACGTCTTCCAGAAAACTGGTGAGATTCCTCGTATTCCTAAAGGTATTGTCAAACCCACTATTGTGGCTGGTATCAATGCATTAGGAAGAGGGCAAGATCGGGAAAGCCTCGGTGCGTTCCTAACTACTATTGCACAAACAATGGGTCCTGAAGCTATTCAAACTTTTGTTAACCCTGAAGAGGTTATCAAACGTCTTGCTGCAGCACAAGGTATTGATGTACTCAATCTTGTGAAGAGTATGCAAGATGTACAGGCTGAACAAGCTCAGGCTATGCAACAACAGCAGCAATTAGAGTTGACTAAACAAGTTGGTCAGCTTGCTTCTGCTCCTGCAAATGATCCATCTAAATATCCACAACTAAATGAGCAACCAAACACCCAACCGCCGCAGCCGGCGTAAACCTACTCAGGTTGAACCTGAACGTGATGTACGTGAAGTAGCGCATCCACCTACTGATCGTCCTGTACTTAAGGTCGAAGATCCCAAGCCTAATAAGTACGAACCTTCGCCTAAGATTGGCACCCCCACTCTTGGTCGTTCACCCAACTATGTAACTAAAGTTGGTCTTGGTAATCTTAAAGTAACTACTGCACATGGCAACACTGACGTATGATCCCACCCCTGCGGATCAACCTGAATTTACACAAGCTGAGCAAGAGGCGCTTGCTGTTGGTGAAGCTCAAGCTGCCGAAGAACAACAACTTCTAGCTGGTAAGTTTCGAGATGCTGAGGAATTAGAAAAAGCTTATATTGAACTTCAATCTAAACTCGGCTCTCGAAATAACGAAGAAGAAGAAGAGGTTGTTGAGACTGAATCTGAATCCGAAGACTTTGAAGACGACGGTAGTCTTCTAGATACTCTTTGGGAAGAAGCTCAAACTGGAGAACTGTCTGATGAAATAAAGCAACAGATTTCACAGATGAGTTCAACAGAGCTTGCTGCTGAGTATCTTAAATATCGACAACAAGTAGAATCCAATCAAGTTACCTCAGAAGACATCTCTGAAGAGGAGGTTGCTGAGCTTCGTAATCTTGCTGGTGGTGATGAAGGTTATCAAGAAATGATTACCTGGGCTTCTGAAAACCTTTCACAAGAAGCAATCCAGCGTTATGATAATGTAATGTCCAGTGGCGATTATGACGCCATTGCATTCGCTGTTGAAGCACTTAAATCTAAATACACTGAAGCTATGGGCGTTGAAGGACAACTCTTTAAAGGCAAGCCTGCTGCATCTAATCGTGACGTATTCCGCTCACAAGCAGAAGTAGTTCAGGCTATGTCTGATCCTCGTTATGATCGAGACCCCGCATATCGTAATGATGTGTATGAAAAACTTGAACGCTCTAATCTTCAATACTGATGACAGTTACCACCAACGAATTCGATCAACAAAACATCTTCGCTAAAGAACCACCCATGTACCACGATTCTGATTACACTGTGTCTCATAACGAACGCGCTGAACTGCTGAATGGTCGCCTTGCTATGCTTGGTTTCGTTGCAGCAGTCGGCGCTTATGTATTTACTGGTCAAATTATTCCTGGAGTATTCTAATGGCTTGCGGTAAGAAAGGTCACAAAGGTGGCGGTAAGAAAAAGTAATGGCTAAAGCTGGACTCTACGCTAACATCCATGCTAAGCGAGAGCGTATCGCTAAAGGTAGTGGAGAGAAGATGCGTAAACCTGGTGCTAAAGGAGCACCGACTGCAGCTCAATTCAAAAAGGCTGCTAAGACTGCCAAGAAAAAATAGTATTGGCAAGTCCGTCAATACTGCGCGTGTATTGGCGGATTAGTTGGAGCAATCA